GATGCCCCCGAATTTCACAATTTGCGCCCAATCTGCCTGTATAGTTCGGCCCGCTTCTTGGCGGTTTCAGCCACGTTGAACTGCTTTTTGATGTCCCTCGTTAGGTTGTCAGCCAAGCCTTTGCGTAGGTCGGGGTCAAGAATCAACTGCTTGATGTACTTGTACCAATCTTTCGGCTTGTTGTAGGGGACCAAGAACCCGTTCTCTCCGTGTCGGATGACATCGGTGTAGGGGATGGTTTCGGATGCGATGATGGCCTTGTTCATCCACCCTGCCTCGACGACCTTCAACTCGGACTTCAGTTTGTTGAACTTGGTATCTCGCAAAGGTGCAAGGGTTACGTTCACGAAGTTGTAGCCCCCGACGTAGGAGTAAATATCCGCTGCCTGAATGCGTCCGTAATTCGGGTTATTCCCTTGGTCGCTGATGATTTTCTCGTAGCCCTCATATACCGGGTTATTGTCGTTCCATCCTCCAAGATAGAGGCGGTACTTGCCATCCAAGTTTGCGTCCCAGCGTAGTTTCTGCATCCCCTCACGGAGCAGTTCCATATCCTCTCCGTGCTGCGCACCACCGAACCAACCGAACTTGACGAGGTGCTTGTCGGGTTCTTCGTCAGGATTCGGGATGAATTGTTGGTAGGCTTCGTATGGCTCGTTCTGCAAGATGCTCACATTGGCGTTTAGGGGCCGTATGCGAGCAGCAAGGTGTTCGGTGGTACAGGTAACCCAATCGGCTAATTTGATGTGCTTACGGATGACCTCTGCGAGTTTGGTTTGATGGTAGTGGCGGTACATGATGTGGCCCGATTCAAGCACCCAGTAGTCGTCCAAGTCAAGGATGACTTTCGCTCCGAATTGGGTCAGGGCTTTGTAAACATTTTCGACTTGCTCCATCGTTCCCTGACACCAAAGCCTGCTGAACAGGAACAGGTCTATCGACTTTAATCCCTCGTCGCTAATGGTCGTAATATTCTCGACGCACACATAGTCAAACTCCGGGTAGTTGTCGCCAAGGTATGCGTTCGGCATTTCGAGGCGGTAATAACTGCACCCGGTTGGATGGGCGTTGTAAACGATGCAAATCTTCATGGGGTAAAAATAAGAAGGGCAGCCATTGCTGACTGCCCCTCTCAAACCTCAGATGATGAAAACCTGATGCGAAGATACTACGAACCTGCGATTTGTGTGGCCAACGGTGTAAAAGTTGTTGACACAATCAAAAGCATTGGGTCGGGTTCCATCCCTGTCAGCGTCATTTCGTAGCCACTTCTATCTCCGAATGCAGTACCACTGCCAGCAGTTCCAGCAGTTGCCTCAAGGCCGTTCGCAGCACCCAACACCCAGTATCGATTGTTGTTGTCTTGGACGATGACCAGCAAGCGGTTGCGAGCAAGCAGGCGGAGTTCGTTGCGTACTGCGACTTGCAGTTTGTTGATGCTAAAGGTAACCTCAGGGGTGTAGTAAAGCGAGCCGTTCTCGATGCTTGCATTCAGCGTTTCCGTCATGGACGAAGTGGCCTTGGTCAAGTCGTACTCGTAGAAACCCGAAGAGAAACCCGTGAAGCCTGTAACAGTACCAGAGCCGTTAGTGTTAACGGTTCCCGTAGCATTCCAGCCTTGGACGTAAATTGTTTTGATTCCACCTACGGAATCACGGCAGCCGAGGGCGTAGCCAGTTGTTAGGGAGCAGGACATATATGTGTTTTGGTTTTAAGTTTCAAGAGAACAAAAAAGCAGGGGGAGGTTTCCCTCCCCCCTACACATTAGGTCAAGCGGAAGTCTACAACCAAGTCGGGGTAAGCGATTTGGACACCTGCTTTGAAGGCTGCTTGGAAGCGGACTTCGTCGTTGTCTTTGCTGAACCAAATCGAGAACTGCTCCTCGTCGCTCAACAAGTCGGTCCCGTAGAAGAAGTTACCGAGGTACGAAGAAACGATTCGGTTAGTTCCAGTCAAACCGGGGACTGCGATGACGCGGACGTTTGTGCCGGGATACATGATGTCGCCATCCGCAAGGCCAGCCAAGTCGACTTGGTTATACAGGACGTTAGCGGTTGATTTGAACGCACCAAGCAACGTACGGAAGTTGTCCCAACCGCAGAAGATTACGAGGTCAGTCTTAGTCAAGATGGCCTGTGGGATTTGGTTGTAGATGCCGTCGAAGATGGCGATGGCATTGCCTGTGGTGATACCAACGGACGCAGAAACCGCTCCTGTGTTACCGCTGATGGTAGAACCCGATGCAGCGTTCAACAACTGGTTGACACCGCTGAAGTAAGTGTTGCCCTTCCAAATTGCGTTCTCCAAAGCCTCTGCGATACGGAGAGCCTTCTGCTCGGAGAAAGCCTGCTCGAAAGGAACGCTATCGTAGGTAGAGCCAGCAGTCAACTGGGTCTGCATCCAGTACTGCTCCAAGGAACGAGGGCAAAGGGTTTCTTGAACCTTCATACGGCCAACGGTGATATTCCGCTGACTGAATGTAGTCGTACCAGAAGTTGTGTAACCGCAAACATCTCCGCCTTGAATCAAGGCATCGGTGTCCATGAGGTTAAGGGCAGCAGCGAACTTGATGCCCACCTGCTTGGTGAACAGGGCTGCTGAACGGGCCGAGAACACGGCCTTGGTGATGAGAGGGAGCCTCTCTTGGTCGGTGTAGGCGTTTAGATTGCCAAAATTGTATGCCATTGTAAATGGGGGTTTAGGGGTTTATTTTTTTTTGAGTGATTGGAGTGCTTGTGCGAGAGCGTTGAAGTTCTGCGAGGCTTGAGCCTTGCGTTGCTCAACGATTGCGGAACCGCTGGCTTTGGGGGCTTCGGTTGGGAGTTCGCTGACTTTCTCAACGATGTCGGCCATGGTTTCAACCTGCGATGCGAATGCAGACATTTTCTCTTTCATCTTTCCCATCTCGGCATAGGCTGCCTTGAGTTCTTCCATGATGCCAGCAAGGTGCTTGGCAACGATGGCCTCCACAACTTCGGGGGTCATAGCAGGATAGGCTTCCTTGATTTCCTCGGTAACCTCAACGGCCACTTCGGGGGTGATTTCAGCAGCAACGGGCAAGGCTTCAATTTCGGGGGTTGCTACTTCGGCAGCGATGACCTCAACAATCTTGCCTCCTTCGGTCTTGATCGTGCCAACGCCTTCGACAACGTGCTCGCCATCGGGGGCAGGGAGAGTTCCGTCCTCGGCTACAACGTAAACGGCAGTACCAGCGACTAAATCGCCATCCACACGGACAACCGTGCCATCGGTCAACTTGTAGTCAGCGAAGGACTGCTTTTGGGTGCTGAATTTGCGGAGTTCCGTCCGCAGGGATTCGATTGCGTTTTTGAGATTCATAGTTAGTGGGATTTGTAGGTGGGGGTTAATTGTTGCAAAAAAGCGGTTAATTCGTCAGCGAGGCCAGCGAGTGCGACCTCCATTTCGGATTCGGTCTTGTCCATCCCGAAGAGGCCCTCAACGGAGAAACCCCGGAACAGGTTGCGGTTGTCCCAAACTTCATCGTTCTCAACCTTGAAGGAACCGAACCAAGAGCCGTCGGGGGTGTCCTCGTAGCCTTTGGGAGGCATGATACCACGCTCGGCATCGGTGATGTAGGACTCGAACATGAACACGCCATCCAGTTCAGCATTGTGGTAAGCGTTGACGTTGTGCTGGTTGCCCTGCTTGAAATACTTTTGGACTATCTTGCGGATGGTCGCTTTGTCGAATACGACGTAGTATTCCCCGTAGGTTTCGTCCTTTCGAAAGATGGGGGTGTCTGCAAGCATGAGAGGGCCAGTAAGCACTCTCCGTTCGCCTGTTTCGGTGAACTTTTGTGGTGTCTTTGCGAAGGCTTGGAATGGCCGTTCGATGGCGGGCATATCGGTCAGGGCCACGAATTGGACCCCTTCATCCACCTCGTCAACGGTCATTCGGTATATGGGTAGTTCCATAGTGGTAAATGTCCTACGCCCCTAAAGTTGCAAATTCCTCCAACCTCCGAACCCTGCGAGTGCTTTGGGTGATGTCCCGTTCCACGACATAAGCTCGCATTGGTGATGAACCTTGGCCTTGGCCCATTGCAGCACCATCGGTTCCAAGCATCGTCATTTGCGGATTGGCAAAGATGGAAGGAGGTGCAACCTCTCCGCCTTCACCACCCCCAGCAGTCAACGCTCCACCACCTCCACTTGCCGAACTCCCTTGGAATTGGGTCTTACTGATTTTTGCAACCTGCGCCAAACCTGTTGCAAGGGCGATACCTGCTTCAACGAACTGACGACCCGTTGCGAGTTTAATCGGGTTCCCTCCAGCCGTCAAAGCAGCGGTTACGGCCATGAAGGTATTGATAAGGGCTTGACCCATGCTGGCCTTCTTGTTTATCTCAAAGGCTTTCCGTTGGTCTTTCTCGGACTTGCCCAAGCCAGCGGTCAGCAAATCACCAAGCGCACCAACGGCATTTGATGCCATCTCCAAGTCCTGTTGCCTACGTTTGCGTTCAATTTCCGCAATCTTTGCCGCACTATCCTCGGCAATGCCTTGCTCTTTAAGTCGCATTTCCTCGGTCAGTAGGATGTAGGCTTTAGCAAACTCGTCCGCATCCGTGAATCTCTTTTTGAGGTCTGCCTCTCTTTCGGCTTTCTCTTCTCGAAGGATTGCAAGTTTCTCATCTCGCAAAGCCTTTTCCCTTGCGAGTTCATCGTTTATCCTGCCAATTTTAGCCAAGCGAAAATTCTCGGCTTCTTGACTGGCTGCCGAATCCATCGCCCTCAAATCTTCTGCATCTTTCTTCTGCTTTTCTATTGCATCGGTTCGCAGTTTGGTTTGATAAGTCAGCCTTGCGACCTCTTTCTCGTGAATCAGTTGCGCTCGCTCTTCTTCTTTCTCGGCTGCTGCAATCCT